CTGGTTCTTGATTGCCAAAACCAAGATTCTTCCGTCTGGCCCCGTAAAATCATCAGCCTCAAACATGAGTTTGGGACGCCCGTAGAACATTTGAAAAATGGTGGGGAGTGCCATTAGGCCAATTCCCCGGAAAGGGAAGCCGTAGCACGGGCATCCTGCTTATGTCTAGTTCGGGTACATCGCCCTTCGTGCCGATCGAAGATGCGGACCTTGACGTGATCCGGCACGCGGCTATCAGGCGTAGCGCCGATCCATTCGGGTAAAGACCGACTCACGATGTTACCTCGACAATAAACCGGGCGGCCTTTTCAGAAACGCCATGCGGAGACGATCGATAGGTATTATTATTCGTCCATTTTAATTTGACGCCTTCGGCAGCAAATTCGCCCAACTCGGTCAACCGGATAATGTGCATTTTGCGATGGCGGCTTTCGACAATAATGCGCACAAGAGCCCGATCGTAAAGCGCCATCGCGGATTGAATAGCAACGCGACGACCACTAACGCCCAACCAGCATTTAGGGTATGCGCTTAAAACGGCGCGGCCATCCTCTAATAAAATCATCAGCGCCAATTTCATGGAATCAGTAAGATGCTCGCCCGTATGAGATTTGCGGGAGCCATCCACCATTAGCGTCCGTCACCACAATGGACGCAGCAGGTGTATTGGTCGCTAAAACTAAATTCATGCTGCCCATTGGGCGAGAAATTGCAGATGTTATTGACGTAGCCAAATTCGTCAACTTCAAAACAAGACCGCGCCGTGGCAATCCCGTCACGGGGATAATCGGGATTGGCCACGGCGCGGGATCCACCATCGGAGGCTTGTGGCTGAGGGCATGCGATGGCGGAAACCATTTTGTTACTCCGCAAGATTGACGACGGCACCGTGTATAAGTCGGCTTGACAATTTCGTCAACCATTTTGTAATGTGTCTAACATGAGCAAAAACGCACGCAATTGGCGTCAGGCATTAAGCCCAAAAGAACGCGAGCAATTGGGGCGTTTAGACAAACAAATCAAAAATCTCTATACTCGACTCATGCTGTTGCGAGCGCGCCGAATGCGCATTCAAAATACCGCCAGCGTAAGGGTGGGTCGATGAGCGCAAACATCGCCAACTTCCCCGTGGCCGGTAACGACCGCAATCTCTCAGTGCGACCACCGCGGCTCTATTGCCTCGATTGCCCGGCCAAAATCCGCCGCGGTATCCGATGCGGACCATGCCGGGATACCCACGAAACCAAAGCTCGGCACGACCGCTATCTCAAACGCAAGGCCGCAGGCAGAAAGGCTAATCCATGAACTTGCTGGCTAGGTTATTCAACTGGCTTGGGCCGAAGCCGATGACAGCGGCGGATTGCGGGCATGCCGACGATCCGCCGGCGTGGAAAGAGCTAGAAGCGGCAGTGGCCGCAAACACGCCAAAGCTAGGGCAGACAACCCGCGTCCGCTTGCCGGAAAACTTCGAAATCATCCAGACCGCCGATTTGGTCACCGCACCGCCCACGTTCGCGGAGCGAGAAGCAGCCAATTTAGTCGGTATTTCGGCCACAAAGCGCACTCTTTTGGCCGTTTCCAAGCCAAAACCTGCAAAATCCCGGAAAAAACGCCGAACGGCACCAAATGTTTCACGTGAAACATTCCCGAAAAAGCGCCGGAAACGCTCAAAATGAAGCAATCCCGGCTTATGTCTTTTCTGGAAACGGCGCTTTCGACCGTTATTGGGCTCGTGGTGGCGCTCGGCACCCAATTGCTGGTGTTCCCGCTATTTGGCTTTAACCCACCACTCGGCACGAATCTAGCTATTACGGCCATATTCACGGTCGTATCGATCATGCGGCAGTTCATGGTGCGGCGCCTGTTCGAAGCGCTCCATATCCGCCACCCGTTATCCCCATTCATAAAAGCCGTTATTGCGGAACGCGCGCGGCAGGTAGACCATGAAGGTTGGGACTCAGCGCACGACAATGGCCACCCACAGGGTGACCTCGCGCAAGCTGGCGCCGCCTATCTCATAGGGCCAAGACGGTTTACGATGACCGACTACGAAATGGACGAGGGCGAGATTCCAATTAGCGGGCGGTTACTGTGGCCATGGAGGGTCGATTGGTGGAAACCGCAGGGATTTAGGCGTGATTTGGTACGTGGCTGTGCGTTAGGAATAGCAGAAGGCGAGCGTTTCGACCGCAACCGGAAGATAAAATGAGCGCCGCCAGCCTCAAAACTCTCGATACCAAGCGCATGATGGCGATAGGACGCGCGGGCGGATGGCCGCCAGCCAAGCTCTTAGAACCAAGTAAACAAGACCTCCGCGATATTCTAAAGGCCGCGGTTATCCATACGGCGGCGGGATGTATGGTGACCGACGATTCGCGCAAAGATCGCTCCCGTCGCCTTGATTTGAAATCGAATCAAAGCCGCCCCGCATGACCATTAAACACCCAGCTCGCTCTACTATCATCGCCGCATTCGGCTGGCCTTATTCAGTGGCTAAACTGGTGTCCGGCTTTGCCATTCTAGGCCGCCCAACCACGGCAGAATACATCGAATCAGTTTGGCAAGCCGCTAAAGCCAAAGGCGACCTCCCGCCGATCGAGCGGCCAGAGCAAGGCTTTGATTTGCGGCATGCGGCGCTGGTGCAGACGTTGAGGGTGCCGGGATGAAGCCAGCCCGGATCCAGCGCAAGCGCACGAAAGGCTGGAAGATTCCAGACGATACCGTGATCGTCACGCGCCCTACGAAATGGGGCAATCCCTTTATAGTGTCACCAAAGGCACGGCCTGGCGCGCGCAGTGGTGCCGGGTTTATTTGCGTGCCAACCGCCAAAGAAGCGGTTTTGACTTACCGGGAATATTTGAACCAAAGACCGGAAATTGTAGAAGCGGCGCGCACCGAATTGCGCGGCAAAAATCTTGCTTGCTTCTGCCCCATCGATCAGCCGTGCCACGCCGATGTCCTTTTGGAATTGGCAAACGCATGACAACGCTCGCCCAATACGACCGCGCCCGCGCCGCGCTCGCCGAAGCCACGCGCATCGACGAGGTATTGCCAATCCGCGACGAAATCGAACATATCAAACTCTATGCCCGCCAGATCAACGACGAAGCTTTACTAGCCGACGCCAGCGCTTTTCAAATGCGCATAGAGCGCAAGCTTGGCTTTATAATCAGCGAAGCCAAAAAAGCCGGGCACTTTAAGGAAGGGCGCCCAAAAAAGAACAGTACCGCGAACGGACAGTTATCCGTAACCCTTGATGATGTCGGCGTTGACCGCAAATTATCGTCGCGCGCACAGAAGCGCAGCAGCATATCCGAGCAGGCATTTGAACTTTGTGTGCAAGGTGTGCGTGATCGAATAGCCGCCCGCGGCGCCAAGATTATCGACAACCACGAAATCAACGGCGCCCGCGCGCTTATGGGATCTCGGCACGAGCCGGATGATTCTCTTGACTACTTTCCTACCCCGCCTTGGGCTACGCGCGCGTTGATGCAACACGTTTTGCCGACATGCGGTTTTATGGGCAAAAGAATCAAAACGGCGTGGGAGCCAGCGTGCGGAGAAGGCCACATCGCCGAGGTGTTGCGCGAGTATTCCGATAGCGTTTATGCAACCGACATCCACGACTACGGCTACAATGATTCGGTTGCTGATTTTTTGCGACCAGAAATAAGTTGCGACGTTGATTGGATCGTGACCAATCCGCCGTTTGGCGACAAGGCCGAAGCCTTCGTGTTGCGGGCGATCGACATGGCCAACGTCGGCGTGGCCATGTTTTTCAGATTGCAATGGATTCCGACCGCCGGCCGCTATAACCGAATCTTCGGACCCAAACCGCCAACGCTGGTCGCATTCTTTTCCGAGCGCGTGCCGCTGGTAAAGGGTCGCTGGGATCCAACCGCATCTACCGCGACAGATTATGTATGGCTCGTATGGGTCAAAGGAAAAAGCCCGATGCCGCCGTTGTGGATTCCACCAGGCCAGCGCGAGGCTTTGAGCGAGCCAGACGATGTTGAAAGATTCACGGCGCGGCCGGTCAAGCGCCGTAGCTCGTTAACTGAATCCATTCCTCCCCATGATCCTGTTACGGGAGAGATAAAGGAAAGTGGAGTTGTGGCGTGAAAATAGTTGACCGCAAAACATTCTTGGCACTCCCGCCCGGCACAATATTTTGCAAAGGCGTGCCGTGGGCTTTCGATAGTCTTTCGATAAAAGATGACAGCCTTGAGAATGATTGGCTTTATCTAAATCTTGCGTGGCCTTCCGCAAGCGATAGCGGGCAGGCAATGGGCATCCTTGAACGCAGTTTGGAAACAGGCGCGTCGTTTGCTTGTGAAGATGCGATAGGCCGCGACGGCTGTTTCGACGACAAGGAAGTGTTTATGATTTTTGAAAAGGCGGATTTGGTTATCTTGCGCGAGAAGATAGACGCGGCGTTGCAATTATGACGATAAACGACATCCATAAGCGCCCGCGCTAACCAGTGGAGTGAATCTATGTACGACAAAACCATTGGAAGGCTACGTGTGCTCGTATCTAGCGAAGGACTCAAAATGCACTACTATAGCCACGGCGCTGAAATTTCGTGCCCTACCGGCTGGAATGAGAGTTGCAAAATCCAAATATTCACAGTCTCAGTCGAAGAACTGCGCGACCTCCGGTATCTCTTAGATCGAGCTATCGCCGCAGCGGATGGAGTGATGTCGTGAGTGGAGGCGTCGGCGGCGTCGGCGGCGGCCATAGTGGCGGAGCCGCGGGCCGCGCCGATCTTGCGGCGGGTGGAAAGCTTCGCGGCTATGACGATAACTGGATTGAGCGCACGAAAACAACCTTGGAAGCCGATCTCCGCGCGCGCGGAATAGAGTCACAAACAGCGTTGGAGGACAAAGCAATGCAAAAGCCGTGTAACTGTGGGGTACATATTTTCATTACCGTACTGATCTGCACAATAATTTTTGGCGTAATTTGGGAGTTAACGTGATCCACGAAATAGAACAAACAATTTGGCTCGACACGCCGAAGGGACTCGCCCGCGCCAAATTCTTTATTTTCAATGGCGATGATTCCGACATCGAATGGGTTTGCTTTTACTCAAATGGCGAAATTTGGAGTTGGTTAAATTTTGAAGTTCGCGTGGCAAAAAATGTGACTATGGGCGTGCGCGCGCACGACGAAAAACCCGCGCAGTAATTCGGTAGCCGTCTAGTATCCTTGCGTAAAACCTAAATGCGTTACCGCGCCAATCGCGCGCAAGGATCTATGCGACCATGACGGACAAGCCCGAGAACGTCGTCGATCTCGACGATTGCCGCAAACCATCAGCAGGTAAACGCCATCGATGGTCCGAGCCCGTGCGCTTCCAACGCAAGACCGAGCGCGCCTGCTTAAAATGCGACATCATCAAAGTAACCCGCCACGAGCCTAATAACGTCTGGATAGAGTTTTGGCGCGGCCCCGAGCGGTTACACGTCGGATCGACGCCAGAGTGCGTGAGTGTCGAAGCGATTGAAATATAGGCTGAATCATGCAACAATTGGAACAGTCAGTAACGTGTAAAAGGGTGAGTAATATGGGCGTAATCTTTCCGAAGAAACTTATCCGGCATCCGGTTTTTCAAAAGAAAACCCTTATGCGCATTGGTGCCTATTCGTGGCTTTGCGCAAATAGCCCGATAAAAATAAGTTGGCGTGAACTCGCTCGTGAATGGGGCACTCCGCGCTCCACTACCATAGCTCTAGTTAATCTTTTCATGCTTTACCGATTGGTCGGTCGCGATGGTGTCTACTTAACTGTCACCGAATCGCAAAATGTGGATTATTCAATTAGAAACAGGGGTGATGGATGGGAGTTGACACGATCGCGCGTTTTCGAGCGTGACAATTTTCGTTGTGTTTATTGCAAAAGCGATAAAGACCTACACTGCGATCATGTAATTCCAATTACCCGAGGCGGAAAATCTACACCTGAAAATTTAGTGACCGCATGTATGTCGTGCAACACCAGCAAAGGCCGATTAACGCCACAAGAATGGCTTGGCTCGGTGAATGTAGCCTCTGCGTAGAATTTAACAGCAAAGGCAACAACTATGATTTCTACGAGGCGTGGTTTTATAGCAATCAATCGTGGCATATTCGACCACTGGATCGCACGGAGTCCAAAACGTTTCAAGGCATGGCAATGGCTCATCGCCGAGGCAGCACACGCGCCCCAAGGGCGCCGCGGCACCTGGGGCGTGGTGCATGTGGAGCGCGGGCAGATAGCGACCTCTATTCGCATTCTGGCGCGGCAATGGCGTTGGCCAAAATCAAACGTCGCGCGGCTACTTAAGCGCCTCGCCGCAGATGGAATGATAGAAACAAAAAAAGGGACAGCAAAAGCATCCGCAAGCAGTATCGGTTTAGGGCACGAAATAACCATCTTAACAATTTGTAACTACAATCAATTTCAGGCTGTTGTTTCCAAAAGGAAACCTAGTCAGGGACTCGAAGCGGTACGCCAAACGGGACTCCAAACCGCGCAACAACTTCCATTTATTGAAGAATTCGCCACCCAACCAAACAACCATCTAACCATAGAGTCTAGAGGTGCTTCCAAGAAGGAAGCGGGCGAAGTTCGTACCGTCCATCGAGAAAAACCTTTCCACGGTGCCAAAGGCAAAGGCGTCGTCTGGTTTGACCACAAAACCGACGAGTGGAACCTCTACGCGCAGGATTTTAAGGACGTGCGCGGAGTATCAATTTTGCCCGAGAATCGCTATGGTGGCTTAGGTAATTGGTTTATTTTATCGGGCGAAGCATCCAGAAGGAAACGGCGCGCGTGACCTCAGTATCGGGTTTGCCATTGACCAAGAAGGAAAAGGCGGCGTGTCGCGAGCGCGTCAAGGCCGCGGCAGAGTTGCGCCTGGCGCGTCTCAAAGCGTGCCCGAGCGGCCAGGATTACAGCCGGCAGCCGACCGAAGCGGACAGAATCCTTGCGGCCAGGCGCATCGGCGAAAGCCTCGACGACATCGCCAAGGCCAGTTAAACGAAAAACCCTCCCCGGTTGCAGCCGGGAAGGGTCATCGTCTCAGCGATACGCAGTACCTTTGTCGCCGATCAGAACGGCACGTCATCCAACGAGCGATCAGCCGTCACCGGAATACGGTGCGCCGCCGGCACAGCCGCACCATTGGCAACCCGGCGAACCGGGACAGCCTGTGGCGAGACATCGCGCATGTCGCGCTCGACATCGCGAGGTTCAGGCGGACGCACGCGCAATCCGCCAGTACGCTTGGCGCCGAACATGACATTGCGATCGACGTAGATCACAAGTTCCTGACCTTTCCAGTCCGCAGTTTCGTCGCCGTAGACAGCGGCAATGGTGTTAGCATTCGTGAGATTCAAAACCATGCCGCGGTCTTTGCCTTGGAAGTAAAGCACCGGCTTGAACTCGCCATCGCCGACGTCTTGGATCTCGACAAAATCCATGACGACGCGAACGGTCTTGTCACCAAGATCGTCAGACTTGAGATATTTTGACGGGTAGGCTTGAGAAATAAGCATGAGAGACTCCGTTTGTTTTGAGGGAAAGTTTCGTTTCTTATTGTTAGAATTTGCGTTCAGTTGTCGCGCGCACACCTGCCGGCAATGCGCCCGTAAACTTGCGATGGTCGCGGGCGGAAGAAAGAACCGCTTCCATGATCTTTTCGGTGACGCCCATGGCAGCGATGGCAGCGGTGACATCATCGATCACCAAGGTTTCAGTCTCACGCATGGAGACAGCCCGGCCAAAGCCACCATTGAATCGCGCCTTGGTATTCTTAGCAGCGCGACCGGCAGCGCGACCGGCTTTCTTGTAATCACCGAACGCCTTGTCGGCTTCGACGATCTTGGCGCCTACATCGACGACAACACCGCAATCGGCTTCCAGCATCGCTTGCTGTTCAGCGGCTTCCGCCTCACGCGCTACGCGCTCGGCTTCCGCAGCAAGTGCCGCGGCCAACTCCGCTTCTTTCACGCGGCGCGCTTCCTCCGCAATCGTGAAGGTTTTAAGCCGGCGTTTAAGTTCATCGAGCAAGCCTGTGATGCTTTCCGCAGGAAGCCGATAAGGCTCGGTGATGGCGGCGATTTGAGCATTGAGTGGATCGGTTTGCGCACGCCGTTCCGCCGTCAAGTCCTGAATCGTCTTGCGGCCTTGCTCGATGAAGTTCGCAGCCTTTGTCGCGTGCTCGACGGTTTCAATGACCGGCACATCGGCCAGGAACGCCGTCACGTAGATATAATTAGAGCGCGCACCATCTAGTGCCGGCGTATGCAGCCTAACGACGGCTGGCGCAGATACAGACTCGGCAATAACCACATCATCAGGCGGCGGATTGTTATTACCAATGACAGCCTTGGGATTGAGCAATTCCAATTGCGCGGTATCTTGCGGGCCCGCATCGTCGAATAATGACGGCAGAGGAATCCTTGTTTGGACGTTCACGATGGCAACCTCCGGTGAGTGAAATTTGGTTTGATATGCGTGCCGATAAACTTGCCGATTGACTCGGACGCATGCAGACTGTCGTGGATCGCGGCAGGCACATTGGCGTAGACGTAATGCGCGCCGCCTTTGAAGCGCACATGGAGTTCATTGCTGGCAGCGTCGTGGCCAACAGCTTCGACGTTTGAGGACTTGACCGGAATCATTTTAGGAATGTTGGTCATCATGGAGCCTCGCCATGGCAAGGAATGCCCAACGCCCAACTTGCAGCGGACACCTAAAACAAACATCGTCTGGATGGCAGCCACAGTGATTACAGTGCTCGCGGTCGTCTGGATAATCAGCTTCGTGCTGTTCCAGAAGTTCAAGCATCATTTGAGATATTTTGCCCATCGGCTTTACTCCGCCGCTTGGAGATAATCGCCCCAAGCACCAGCGCGGTATTCCGCGTTGGATTCGGAATCGACTTTCTCGGCAGCTTGCGAGATTGAATAGGTAGCGTTGCCATCCAAGGCACCGAGCAATTGATCGGCAAACGGTTCCAGATCAACGTCATTGCCAAAGTGGTCACGCGCCTCGGTGCCAATGGCGAGCAGCGCCGTATCGACAATCCGCGCAATATCCAGCAGATCGTTGACCAACAATTCCGCTTCGCGTTTGTTAGGACGCCCCACGCAGACAAGCCGCGTCATTTGCAGCGCGCACAGCGCACGGCCTGCATTGTGGATAGCGGTATCGAGTGGGTTTTGCGGTGCCGTATGTCCGCGAATCGGCGTAAGGGTAACAGCAGCTTGAACCATGGATCATCCCCGTGGTTAGAGTGATGAGCCGATGCGGGATTGCCCTCCTGCGTCGGCTCGCTAATTTAGTTCAGTCGATCGAAGGCTCGGAGTGGAACAAAGACCCAACGACCACACCGCTTAGACACACCACCAACACAATCACGTCGATTGTGTCCCATGGGACGGTGAAATCGAGGAACAATTGCAGCATTTTCGTATTTCCCTTGCTTCGGTAGATGTTATATGCCAAACCCATTAAACCATGTCAATAGCCGATACCCAAAATACAGAAAATAAAAGAGGACCAGGGCGCCCTCGGATTGGATCGAAGGGTATCATGGTCAAACTGCCACCCGACGACCTGAGAGAAGTAGACGACTGGCGCCGCAAAGAGGACGACTTGCCAACCCGACCAGAAGCACTTCGAAGGCTGGTAAAACGCGGGCTTATCGCTTGAATTAGCCACAAAACTGTGGATTCTATTGGAGTCTCATGGATTCCCAGGTTCAACCACAATTACCGGCTCTTTCGGCCACTATCCCCGAACCAGGCTCAGTGCCGTTGCGGCGCGATACGCACGAGCGCTACGCCATTGCCCGCGCCGCCATGTTTGGGCGCTTGGAAGCCGCGCGCGAGGCTGGCTATCCGCACATGACCGCTGGCAATGCGGCAAAGCTTGATCGGCTCCCATCGGTCGCGGCGCGTATTGCTTATCTATCGCGCGATACCGTGCGCGCGGTTACGCAATTGCGCTCGAAAGTCGCGCAAAAACTCAATGTGATTCGCGACGTGTCGATGTTCGATTTTGTGCGCATGGAAAAAGACCCATCCATGGTCAAACATTACACCGACACCATCTTTGACGAGGCCAAACGCGCTGCAGCAATCGCGGCGCTGCCCGTGCTACCCTATCTCGACTTGACCAAAATCGCCGCGCTCGATCCAGACGAGCAGCGCGAAATCATGTCGGCGGTCAAATCAGTCTCGCATACCGAGCATGGCCCGAAATTTGAGATCCATTCGCCATTGGAAGCGATTGCGCAATTGCGCAAGATGTCGGGACTCGATGAAGCGGAAAAGCATGACGTGACTGGTGCACTCACACTTGAGGCATTAGTCGGCGCGAGCTACGCCAAGCCGAAGCAAGTTGAACCCGACGAGGTTATTAAACAGGAGGCGGCGGAGTGAGGAAGTTTAGACGCGGAGATTACGTTTTGTGGAACGGTCAAATTTCAGAGGTGGTCCAGCCCTGTATGGATTTATTTGGCGGGGGCATATCTTTAGTCAACGACGTAGAGGGTCAATTTACCGTCACCGAAGAAGCATTAAGCGACCAGCAGGCGGGATTTTGGTTTAGAAACTCAGTAGGCTTTTGGAGTCACCAAGTTGCAGGCAACGTGACTCGAATTGTTATGGGCGCAAGCAAAATCGAAGATAGAAACATCCTCCATTTAACGAGCGAGTAAAATGACCGAGCAGCTTAACGGTACATCCGCACTTAATCCGCCACCGACCAAAGGCATGCCCGGCCGCCAATTGGTAGACCACTGCAAAGGCGTATTGGTTGTGGTTGCACGCGGCATGTTTTCGTTATTGGCAGCGCTTCAATACGAAGGCGTCGTGATTTGCCTGGCGCAAGCCGCCGGCGAAATGCTGGCCGAAGCCGCATGGTGCAACGACGTCATGCACACGATCTCGCTGCGCAAGAAAATCCGCGATGCGTTCGATCACGGTATGAAAATCGTGCCGTCAATGGCACCCGCACAACCCGGCGAAATGCCGGGCGCGACTGGCCCGCAGGTGAAGCAATGAAACAATGGCTTTGCGTCGTCATCGGCTTGGTGATTATCACATGGCTCAGTTCATGGGCGATCAATCGCTTTGTTCAATCTTGTGCAATCTCCAAAAGCACACCCATGGGCACCATGATTGAACCCGGCGCGGCCAACTTAAATTTGAAGTGGGATGAATCTTGTAAGTCCGGCATGCGTTGGATGCGATGATTGTCGCGGTATGCTTGGCATTTCTAGTCGTCTTATCCGCGCTGGTGGTAAGTGCGATCATGTTCGACCTGGAAATTCATCATGCGCAACGGTTCTTTTCGTCAGACGGCTCGGTTGACCATAAGGACTAGCCATGGACGTCCAAATAAACCAGCCGCACTACGCTGTCTGGACGCTCCCGCTGCAATCGCGGTTGTTCAAAGCCAAATGCGGACGCCGTAGACGAGCGGCCTATGTTGCGCGCGATCATGCCGGCAAGTTGGTCAAAGGTGAAGAAACGAGTTTGCGCCGCGCGCTGGCGGTCGTTAACGCAATCACATGCAAGAAATAGCCGACCGCATTGCGACCTGGCGCGAGCACCCCGCAACCATGGTGCGCGAGTTGTTCAAGGTTGAGCCCGACGCCTGGCAATTAGACGCACTAGAGCAGTTTCCGCATTCACCGCGCATGGCGATGAAAGCCTGCGCCGGGCCGGGAAAAACCGCAACACTGGCATGGATAGGCTGGAACTTCCTGTTGACACGTCCGCACCCGATCGGCGGCGCCGCGTCCGTATCGGGCCCAAACCTCAAAGCCAACTTATGGACGGAACTAGCACGATGGCGCTCACGGTCACCGCTGTTGATGCACCTGTTCGAACAGACCAGCCAAAAGCTGTTTTGCAAGGACCATCCAGATACGTGGAAAATCGAAGCCCGCAGTTACCCGCAAAGCGCCGACGCCACACAAATCGGTAACGCGCTGGCCGGTTTGCACGGGCCTTACGTAATTTGGCTGTTGGATGAAACCGGCGACATGCCTGATTCGGTCATGCCGGTGTGCGAGGGCATTTTCGCCGGCAATCCGATCGAGGCCCATATTGTGCAGGCGGGCAATCCGACGATGCTGGCCGGGCCACTTTATCGCGCGGCTACCGTGGCCCGTAAACTGTGGAAAATGATCGAGATTACGGCGGATCCAGACAATCCCAAGCGCACACCAAGGGTTTCGGTCGAGCACGCTAGAGCCATGATCGAACAATATGGCCGGGATAATCCGTGGGTCAAAGTGAGAATTTTTGGCGAGTTTCCGCCGTCGTCGCTTAATGCCCTCATCGGGCCGGACGAAGTATCGGCTGCCATGAAACGGCACTGGCGCGAGCATGAGATCGGCGACACTTCCAAAGTGCTTGGCGTGGACGTGGCTCAATACGGCGATGATTCCAGCATTATCGCGCCGCGCCAAGGAATTCAGATGTTCCCGCTGATGCGATACCGCAATATCAATTCAACCCAAGGCGCCGGCCAAGTCTCACGCAAATGGACCGATTGGAATGCCGACGCCTGCTTTATCGACAACACGGGCGGATTTGGCGCCGGCTGGATCGACCAACTGATTCTATTGGGCAAGTCGCCAATCGGCGTCCACTTTGCCCAAGAAGCCAACCACAAAGAGCGGTATTACAACAAACGGGCCGAAATGGCGTTTGAATTCGTGCAATGGATCAAACAAGGCGGCGCGCTCATCGAGGACGCAAATCTGTTGGCTGCGCTAACACAGACGACCTACACCTTTAAGGGTGACCGACTCATGCTTGAGCCCAAGGCTGAAGTGAAAGTAAAACTTGGCTACAGCCCCGACGAATTCGACGCCTGCATGCTCACCTTTGCCGAACCCGTCACCCCCAAAGCCCGGCAGCGAATAATTCACAGGGATACGACGTTCCGGCCATTCGCGGACCTTGATAAGCAAGCCGAAGGAAACTATGGTCAAAACGACTATAGCCCGTTCCAGGGGTCGTGAACTATGACGGCAGACCAACGCTTGCTGGTGATCGGGCTGTATATCAACAGCGCTTTATATCTGACCGGCGTTTATTGGGCTGGTTTGATCTATCACAACAACTTCGCGTGGAAAATGGCGCTCGCGGCGGCTGGATTGAGCTATGTCGGCTATCTGGCGCAAGTGACCCAAATCCCGCGTGCCCTATGCGGTATCGTCGTTGGAATCAGCGCGATCGTCGGTGCGGCGGCTGGTCTATCGCTGGTGTTTCCGTGATCGCAATTCACAGACAGGAGCCCGCATGAGCTTCCTTGCCCCTTCCATGCCCGCAGCACCCGCACCGCCGCCCCCGCCGCCCAATCCGCCGACACAAGCCAGCGGCACGGTGCAAGACAGCCAAGCCGCGGCGCGAGCGGCAGCCGCCGCAGCAGCCGGCGGTGCTGGATTTAACAATACGGTCAAATCAAGTCCCGAGGGTGCGGCTGCGCCCGGCGTTGCGACAAAGACAGCTTTCGGCCAGTAGTTTTGTAATTCTGTTGCGTTCCGTGCGTTAGAATTTCCTCGACCGGAAGCAACGAATGCTCGCGGCTGATTCCGCTCCTTACGAAATGATGTCGCCGACGCTGCTTGCCAAGCAGCCGCCGACGCCTTCGAAGGACGAAAAAGCCGAATCACAAGACTGGCAAACCATCTACGCGCACCTAGAATCCAGTCTAGCGTCGATGCGAGCTTGGCGTTGGTCATGGTGGACGTTTTGGGCCGTGTTAGCGGCATTCTTTTTACCGTTTAGATATTCTTGGCTCATCGTCGCCAACCGCATGTGGAAGGGCTCTAACCTTAATCAGCAAATTATCAACTCGCACGGGCTTCTCGCCGTACGCACTTGCGCCGCCGGCATGTGGACCGGCCTGTGTTCGCCGTCGCGGCCATGGTTCAAATTAGGCATTGGCCTGCCGTGGGTTGACCTCGATGCCGATGGCAAATCCTGGCTCAAAGACACCGAAGAAAAAATCTACACGGTGCTATCTCAATCGAATTTCTACAACAGCATGTCGCAAGCATTCCGCGACGAGACTGTATTCGGCACAGCGCCGATATTGATATTCGAAGATCAAGAGGACGTCGCGCGGTTCTATGTGCCGGCCGCCGGCGAATATTATCTCGCCAATGGCGGGCGTAACACGACCGTCAAGTTCTACCGCGAATTTGCTTTTACGGTGTTGCAGATCGTCGATCAGTTTTTGCTGGAAAACTGCCCGCGACAGGTACAGTTGCTTTGGCAAGCCGGGAGTTACGATACTGAATTTGTCGTCGCCCACGCTATTGAGCCAAATTTTGACATTGCACGGCGAGGCACCAACAAAGGCAAAATCCGCGTCGTGCCATCCAACTTCGCATTCCGCGAGGTCTACTGGCTCAAGGGCATTAAAACCGCACAGGCGCTATCGAAGCGCGGGTTCCACGATATGCCATTTATGGCGCTCAAATGGGCCACGGTTTCCAACGATGCTTATGGCCGCGGACCCTGCATGGACGCGATCGGCGACAACAAACAAATCCAGCAAGAGGATTTGCGCAAGGCCGAATTCATCGAAAAGGGCGTGCGACCGCCCATGGGCGCCGACCCCGAGCTAAAGAACGAACCGGCCTCGATCATGCCGGCGATGATTACCTACATGAATACGGCGGGACAGAAAAAAGGCTTCTGGCCGCTGTTCGAGGTTGATCCGCAATGGCTTGCTGCATTGACCGCAGATATTTCCAAAGTCGAGCAGCGCATCGATCACTGTCTATTCGTCGATCTGTTCATGGCCATATCCAAGATGGAAGGCGTGCAGCCGCGCAATGAACTGGAATTGACCAAGCGGGATTTAGAGCGCTTGCAGGAATTGGGCCCGGTCATCAATCTGGCCGAAAAGGAATTGGATATTTGTATTCAGCGCGTCTTGAGTATTCTACAGCGCCGCACCACGCGCGATGCCACGGGTAAAGTCGTGCCGATGTTAAAGCCCAAGCCGCAATCACTGGCCAATGTGCCGCTGAAAATAACCTATGTTTCGATTTTGAAACTGGCGCAACGATCGGCTGAATCAGTGGCGATGAAAGACACGTTTGCCACGGCCGGCTCGCTATCAAGCGCCGCCAAAGCCGCCGGCGTACCGGATCCGATTCGTGTCATCAATCTCGACAAGGCCATGCGGCACTATGCCGACATCAATAACTTCCCAACCGATTCGATGTTTACCGACGACGAAGTAAAACAGTACGACACCATCCGGCAGCAGGAAATGGCCAAGGCAAAGACCGATGCACAGGCACCAGGCGCTGCCATGGCCGCAGTCAGCGCGGCTAAGACCCTAAGCGATACGCAACTGCCCGGCGGAAGCTCGGCGCTGGGCGCTTTGACCGGCCAAACAGGCGCATGAACAGGACAACGACCATGAGAATCCTAAATAAAATCGCGGCGTTAGTTTTTGTCCTCGCGCTCCCCTATCTAGCACAGCCAGCGAACGCACAGATCGGCCCCGGCAATGCCAATCTGCAATGTCCAACGTCAACCCCCGGCGTTTGGACGCCATGCGGCGGTTCTGCCAACCCGATATTTGTGCAAGGTACTTTCAGTGCATCATTAGGCGGCTTTACACCGTCGGCATCCGGCGCGCGCATGACCGCCTTAAGCGTCACCACGTCGGATTCGAGCGGCACCCTTCCAAGTGGCACTGTCGCGGTTATTGGCAACGTCGGCGCCAATCCGATGTATTGCAACGTCAACGGCATCGCGGCGACAACCGCGGACCAGTTGATTACATCGAGCGGCGGCTGGTTTGCCTTTACGATTCCAACCGGCATTACGACGCTGCACTGTATCGCAACCGGCGGCTCGACCACGGCCAATGGCGTCGGCGGCGCGGGCTTGCCGACCGGCACGGGTGGTGGCGGTGGCGGATCAGGTGGCGGCGGTGCGGTCTATGGCCCAACAGCCAATGGCACCGCGGCGGCCAACCCACCCGTCGTTATCGGCGGTACGGTCGATGGCACCGGCACTGGCGCTGTCAGCAATCTCAAGATCACTGCTGGCGGCGTAGCATCGACCGCGTTTAACGCGACCCCTTCGCTTGCGAACGGCAACGGCATCGTACCGACCCAAGGCGGCAACGTCCTGAGTGCGACAAATGGCTGGTACGGCAACGTCCTGCAAGGCAATGCCGTCTTGTCGGCCACCAATGGCCTGTACGCAAATCTGTTGCAAGGCAATGCGGTCATAGCGTCTGGCAATCCGCTATTTGCGCAGTTGACGGCGGGATCGGCGCTTGCCGGTAAATTCGGCATAGACCAGACCACGGTAGGAACCACAAACGGCGTTTCAATCGCTCAAATCGGTGCGACCACGGTTGCGACCGGCAACGGCGTATCCGGTGCGGGATCGCAGCGCGTTAATATCGCGTCAGACAATACCGCGTTTTCGGTCAATGCGACTTTGCAGGCCAGCGCCACAACGGCGATCGGTAAGGTGGATCCTAACACGATCGGCTCGTGGGGACTAATGAGCGGTACGGTCCCAGGGACGGCGCCAACCAATACGATGATAACCGGCGGCATTTATAATTCGTCGGCGCCGACTTTATCGACGGGCCAGACAGCGCCGTTCCAGTTTACTTCGGCCGGTTCGCTGCATAGCACCGTTGATAATTCTAACCCAAACGGATCGGCTGTCAGCGCCAGTTCGTCCCCGGTCGTGATTGCAAGCGATCAGGCGGCGGTCGCGATCAAAGCCGCGTCTGCCTCGATTGCGTCGGGAGCTATCGCCAGCGGCGCGCTCGCTTCTGGCTCCATCGCCAGCGGTGCAATAGCGTCCGGCGCAGTCTCAGCCGGTGCCGTGGTTTCCGGTGCCTACCTATCGGGCTCGCTGGCGTCGGGTGCCGTGGTCGATATTACCAATATGTCGGCTTCAACCAGTTCTGCCCCGCCGTCAAAGGCGATCTACCTTGGTGCAAATGCCTCGGGTGCAACAGGTGGCAATCTCAAGGGGTTAATTGCGTGCGATAGCCATGTGTTTAAGCACATAACCTCGGCAACGGATACCCTTGCCGTGCAGGGTGTCGCAAGTCAGTCGGTCTATGTATGCAACTGGCGCTCGCGCGCCGCTGGCACGGCTACGTGGTTCCTAGAAAATACCGCATCGGCCAATGCCAACTGTTCGTCAACCAATACGCAGATTAACGGCCTAGCTTCTGAGGCTGTGAATTCTGGCGAAATCTATGCGCCGTCGTTTTGGCAAGGCTTGAAGAACACTTCCGGCAATGGCCTTTGCATCAACTCAACTGGCACAGGCGGCGTCGATGTCGATGTTTGGTATGCGCAATTCTAATGGTAATAAATATCCAAAACGCATAGCATGAAACTCTCAACTCTGTATTCGTCCAACAGGAGAATCCCTATGAATCTCGTGCGTAGCGTTACGATTGTAGTCCTAACCGTTTGCGGCCTGTCTGCCGCATCGGCGCAAGCCCCGCAGATGCAGCCGTCCCCCGAAAGTCAAGCCATGGGGCAGAAGCTTCTTTCGGAAATCAACGGCGGCATCCAATGCAACGCCGCGGTGATTACGTTGCAGCAGCAGCTAACCGCAGTGCGCACCGAATCGGCGGCGCAGAAAACAGCAGCCGATAAGGCCGCGGAAACCGCAAAGGCAACCGAGGCCACGCTTACCAAAGACCTGGCCGATGCGCGCGCCGCCAATGTCGAGATTAAAAAGCACGAGCAAGAATTGATCGGGCAATTGGCTGCGCACTCCACAGCCACAGCGCCAACGCCGCCGCCAGTGCCGGCGGCTATCAACCCGCCAACCGCGTCGGCCCCAGCCCCAAAATGAGCGAACTCTTTATGATCTCGCAGCCTTCTACGCGCGCAGCCAAACCCGAAAAGGAATGGCTGTCGCGCAAGGAGGCAGCGGTTTATTTGACCGGGCAAGGCTACCGCATCGAGACGCAAACGCTGGCCAACCTAGCTGCCAACAACAATGCCAAAGGCGGTCCGCCATTTACCCGTAGCGGATGGAAAGCTGTGCGCTATAAAAAAACCGACCTCGACGCATGGGCACAGCTTCGCAGCAAACACGTCGTTTGATAAAACATTACCGTCCATTACCGAATAATACCGTTTATTACCGCCTTGCGTTTAACACCTTGCCCCAAAACCTAAAATCACGGCACCTAATCGGCCATGGGTGCGCTCACCGAAATCGAAATTTTTGACTGTCTGGTGACCAATTTTCGGCTCGCTGCCGAAGATGCCGATGCGCTGGCCGTACTGCCCTTCAAGGGCGAATGCTACGACCGCTTCCGACGCGAACTACAATTGATCGAAGGCGCGTGCCGCCAAGCCTCGGCATGGCGAGAAGATACCCGTTGGCTGCCGATCGGCTTGATGATCGCGGAAGTTCACACCCGCGCCGGCGATTGGCTACGCGGCATAAAAATGCCGGATGGCACCAGGGTGAAAGTCGCTGGCGGCCAACTGCATCCGCTATTCGTTAAACTGGCCGAAAACCTGCGCAATTTGCACAAGGCCGCAGTCCGCACCCGCGATGCCAAAACCGGCAAGCGCGGCGCGATCCTGCCCGAAATGCAGAAAGCTTCGCACCGCGACACGGTGCCCGTGGGCTGGACGCCATCGATTGTGCCGCAAGTCCCCGGCCGTAGTCTCATCGTTCCCCCTGGCTCATTGATGCAATGAATGATGACCAGCCGGACACCCACGATGGCGACGAACCGCAGGACAGCGCAGCGCCAGCGCCAGAGGCCGTCAACTCGCGCAAGCACGAGCGCAAAGAATCCCGCATACGGCGTGAGCAACAGGAAGCCGACCAATTCTGGAAAGCCGTTTACGAATCCGAAGTCGGGCGCCGTGAAATGTGGCGGCTTATTGCCGGTGCCGACGGAGCTCATGCGTTTGAAACACGTTTCCCTGTCGGGCCTTCCGGCGTTCCAGATCCAAACGCGGCGTGGCACGCCAAGGGCGAGCAGGATTTTGGCTTGCGGCTTTATCACGCCTGCCTCAAGCGCAATCCACAATCGGTCGCGCTCATGCACCAAGAGAACGATCACCGATTTGCCGAACCAATCCGCCGTAAAACAGGTGAGTAATGGTTGACGCTGTAAAACCCGACGACGCAACAAACGCTGGCGCGGCGGCCCATAACCCAACCGCCCAGCCCAGTCCGGCGACGGTGACGGCCACGGAGGGTGGCCCAGCCGCCGCCGGGGCACTGGCGCAGCCGGAATTAGCTCTTGTCGGTGCGGACGCCAAACCCGCGCCCGAGCCTGTAAAGGCCGTAGAACCAGCCGCCGACGCGCCCAAGCTCGACAAGACGTTGCTGGAAAAGTTTGACGACGACACAGCGGCCAAAGCCGCCGAGGACGCCAAAAAGGCCGCGGAAGCCGCGCCAAAAAAAGACGACAAAAAGGCCGAAGCCAAAACCGAAGCAAAGCCGGTCGACGAGAAAGCCCAAAAACCGGGCGAAAAGGCGAAAGAGGCTGCAAAACCGGCTGAAACTAAGGTCGACGAGAAGCCAGCCGAAGCCGCCAAGCCCGAGCCGGTCGCCTACGAATATAAATTACCCGACACGCTCAAGATGGACGACGCCTTAAAGGCGGAAGTCCATACCGCGTTCGATAATTTCCGTGCCGATCCGGTCAAGGGCGCGCAAGCGCTGATCGATCTGCACGCCAAGACGATGACGGAATACGCCACCAATTTGGCGGCTGAATCACTCAAAAACCAATTCTCGGTGTTCAACGAGACTTGCCGGAATTGGGAAAAGCAGGTTTTGGCCGATCCCGAATTGGGCGGAGCCGGCCACGAAACAGCCATGGGCGCGGTCGCACGCGCGCGCGACCTCACGATTTCATCGGCAAAACCCGGCACACCGCGCTACACCGCCGAGCGCAAGGAATTCGACGAATTCTTGCGCACGACCGGCGCCGGCTCACACCCAGCATTTATGCGCATGCTGCACAACGCAGCGCGCTACATCGACGAACCACAAGCAGGCAATCAACCTCTTTCGGATCTCAAACCGCCAAAGGGCAACGGTAAAGCCCCTGGCAGCCGAATGTACGATCACCCATCCTCGCAAAAAGTTGCGCGGGCATAACACGGAGATAGATTATGGCGACTGGCGCATGGCCGACCCTCGTTGATGTTGCGTCCCGCATGGATCCCGAGGGCAAAATCCCCGAGATCTCCGAAATGCTGTCGCAGCAAAACGACTACACGGACGACGCGCCGTGGGTTGAAGCCAACGAGCACACCGGCCACGAATTCGTGTTCCGCACCTCGATCCCGGCTGGCTCCTGGCGCTCCTACAATATGGGCGTGCCCTATGCCAAATCGACCACGGCCAAAGCAAGAGTCGGCCTTGGCATGCTGGAAGATTACAGCCAAGTCGATCGCGCGCTCGGCGAACATTCCGGCGACTTGCAGCGTTTCCGCCGCTCGGAAGATGTCGCCTTCCTTGAAGGCATGTCGCAGACGATCGCGCAGACTTTCATCTACGGCAATCCGACGGTCACCCCCGACGAATTCATGGGACTGGCGCCGTTCTACAATACGCTCTCGACCGCCAACGCGCAGAACGCTGCCAACGTCCTGAATGGCCAAGGCACCGGATCGAGCAACACTTCGCTGTGGCTGATCGGCTGGTCGCCGCAGTCGTTTTTCTTGACATTCCCGCGCGGCTCGAAAGCCGGGCTGGATATGGAGGACAAGGGCGATGTAACCCCTGGCTTTGATTCGCTCGGCAATCGTTTCGAGGCTTATACCTCGTGGTTCCGCCAGCAAGTCGGGCTGGTGCCGAGCGATTGGCGCTACGGCGTGCGTGTCGCCAACATCGACACTACCAACAACGGCCTCGCCGGACCCAATGCACTCGACATTTTCGCCACCATGGCGGAAACCCTGTTGCTGTTCCCCAAACTGACCCGTTCCACGTCGGGCATTACCAAGACCGACGCGCCGCACGACGATTTTGGGGTGCATCCGGTCTATTACTGCAACCGCACCATGCGGCACTGGATGGACGTGCAGGCCATGCGCGATCGTAACGTGTTGCTGCGCATCGAAGATTACGCCGGCATGCCGATCATGGGGTTCCGCGAAATCCCGATCAAGATCATCGACCAGATCACCAACACGGAATCCACCATCAGCTAATAGCCGATCGCGTCAAACTTTGCGCGAAACAACGGAGCAAACGACATGATTACCGACGCACTGCTTGCCTTCGTCCCGGTCGGCACCAACACGCCTATCCTTGGCGCCGCGGTCCGGTCCAATGTTTACGACATTCTCGGCACCGGAGTTGGCACGCCGCCATCAAGCATCATCGGCACGCCGACGCTGTTCGGGTCCGACTTGGGCATCGGCGGCAAAAGGCCAATGCTGGAAGTGCTGTTGGGCGCGGCTGCCTTCGCTGGCGGCACGAGCCTTAACATCGCGTTCCAAGCCGCGGTCGATACCGCCGGCACCCATGTTGCTGGCACATGGAATACGCTGGTGGAAACCGGCGCGATCCTTACGGCCAACCTTACCGCAGCCCAAGTCTGTGCCCGCTTCGATTGGCCGCCAGCATTCCCGCCCGGCTTGAACGCCCGCTATCTGTCGCTGTTATTTACCCCGGTCGGCACGTTCACCGCCGGCACCATCAATGCGGCAATCGTCACCATGGTTCGCGACGATCAAGCGAATCGCTACGCAGCCAAAAACTTCACCGTCGCCTAATCGCGACGGTTGTTCACTTGCCCGGTTCATTGGAGCTAGGCGATGTCAAAACCCGGCAGAAAGTCACGAGAGGATTTGTTCATGGCGGAAGCGGCAAAGAACGACGCGCGCAACATTACCGAAACCCCCGAGTTCAAGGCGGCGCTCGATGCTGCCTTGGCCAAGGCAGTACCGGAGATTGTCGCGCAGATCGCCAAGCAGGGCGCCCCGATCGGCGCCGGCTCCAACGAAGAAGCAACCGCGCTGTTTTCCAAGATGGCTTTGGCCATCGCGGAAATCTCGGACCAGGGCAGTAACCGCAAGCGCGTAGCTCCCGAAGTTCTGGCGCAGCGTGCGGCGGCAAAAGAGCGTTGCATCAGATTGATCGACGACGCGCGCGAGCACGTCCTTGAGGCCCGACGCCAGAAAGACGGCAAAGTCGAAGCCAAATGGCTGCCGGAATATCGGGTGGTGGCCAAGATCTATTTCAATGAACGGTTTATCGAACCGTTCAAGCGCTTGCCCGACAAGACCATCGCATCCAACGAAATCGTGTGGACCGGCATTCCTAATGAGGCGCTACGGCCGATCAACGACATCGCCAAGAAGATTTACGCGGAATTCCGCTTATCAATCGGCTCGACCGAAAAACTGGCGACCAGCGATAACCGCCCGGTCTATATCACGGCACAAGGCCTCGTCGTGAAGGGTGATCCGCCAAAGCGCCGGGAAGGCTTGACGCAGGAACTTCCGGCGTTCGCTGAGGAAATGGACCTCAAGCACGACAACAATGACCCGTCGGCGCCGTTCATCAATGTGCTCGGCACCATCGCCGCACCGGCCAAACAGAACTTCGCGGAACGCAAGAACCAATAAACCATGGGAATCCCGGCCAAAAGAGGGTTAGCGGCATCAGGAATGCCAAACCTGAACGACCAGGCCAATGCCGTTCTGGCCGGGATTATCACCGCACTAGGCCCAACGCAGCCGTTTGCGTTTCGCGGGCCGATGAATCTGGCCATATGGGCGTCGGTTAATACGACGTTGACGACAACCGCCGGCAGTTTGGCGGCAACCGTTGGCAGCGGTACAGGGTTGGCCGTTGGCTCGGCCATTAACAGCGTCAACCTGCCAAGCGGCTCGACAATCGGTACGATCAGCGGCACCAATATTACGGCCATCCTAGCGCCGCATACCCATGTTGGCGTCATCAGCGGTGCTAACCTCACGCCGGCCACGATCACGCTCAATCTTGGCGAGCCGACGGATAGGCTTCTAGGCGCGACCGTCACAGTGCCATCAACCGCCGAAGGCATTACACTGCCGGCTGGAACGACAGTAACGGCCATCTTGCAGGCCGCCATTGTGCCCGTCGCTGGCGGCAATAGCCCCGGCGTTCAAGGTATTATCCAATTATCAGCCGCACCTACCGTGGTAGGCCCTATCAACCAATCGTGGCCGTTCCAATTTGCTTTGACCGCAAATGCCGTGACGGTAAGTGGCGCCGATACCGCCGCAGTGTTTACAGGCACGGCAGCCCAATGGACCGGGACGATTCAAATAGAGCGTTGCTTCGATGGCGGCGCCACTTGGTCGATTTGCAATATCGGCAACGGCGGCCAGCTTGCACAATATACGAGTTTGGCGGCCGTCAACCTCACTTTCGGCGAGCCCGAGCGCGACGTGCTGTACCGGCTCAATTGTATTCTCTACAGCGCCGGCACCATCAATTACAGAATGTCACAGACAGGCGGCGCGGCAGAATCATTGGCCATCGGCCCGTTGAACGCCGGCACCTAGAAAAAGGAAACGACGATGAAAAAATATCTGCTTGGTCTAGCCTTTGTGTTGATCGCTGGTGTCGCGATTGCCGCCACGGCAGGCATTCCGCCGACCGGGTTGCAATTCGTGTCGCCGATAACGGTCGGCGGCTCGTTCACCTACAACGGCGGCACGCAGGTATCCGCGGTGCCGGCCAATGGTGGCACATTCACTTGCACATCGAGCGGGGCCATTACGGTCACCAACGCGAATGTGACAGCCAATTCGGTATTCCTGTTCGGAACCAAAACCGCAGGCTCGCCGGCCGCGTTCAACGTAACGACCGTGACGGTCGGCACCAGCTTTGTGGTGACGTGCGGCAGCGGCGACACGTCGGTCTATAACTACATTATTCTCGGTTAATCCAAAAAGGAACGGAGACTCCCATGTTGAAGAAAATCGCTGTTGCTGCCGGTCTTGCGTTCCTGTTGCTCAGTGGCGCCGTGGTGTCGCAAAGTTTCAACCCGCCGCTCGTGACGGTTTCGCACCCGTTTGCCGATTTGTTGCAGATCGTCCCCAACGGCCAGCCGGTCGTCGGCAACGTCTATACGCCGTGGGCAGGTGTTACCAATGTCTACGGCTACTACAAGTCGCCGACCACGATCGCCAATGGCTTTAATTACCAATACGGCACCAATGTAAGCTATGCCCAGCTTGGCAACGCCAGCGCTGTCAGTTCGGGCTACATCTACCTTGCGGCCGCACCCTTCGACGGTGCCCGCAACTGCTTCTTTTCAATCGGCGGAGTGACGGCACTTACTTTGTACGCCGGTACGACTTCGCAAACCCTCGATAACGCGGTAACCGCCATGACGGCGGCGACCAGCTATTGCTATATCTACAGCCTAAGCAACACCACTTGGGATCGCGACTAGCCAATGTGGAACGGCTTGGCCAAATACAAGGCGGCGGCGCTGGGATTTGCAGTGGCCGCCGCTTATTGGCCTGGCATGATTGCGGGCGCGTTCATGCCGCGCTGGGCCGTGATAGCGCTCGGCGTGCCGCTGGTGTCAAAACTGGATCCGCGCAATCTTACCGACACGATGAAATTCGTTTTGGTGTTTTTTGTCGCCCTCGGAGCAGTGTCGCTATTGGGTTCGCCTTATCCACTGGCCGGCGTGCAAGACCTACTGTTTATCGTGTTTCTGTGTGGCGCGTTTTTGTTGGGGGCCGAACAGGATTCACTCGATGCTATCATGGTCGGAATAAGCGCCGGGCTTGCCGTATCGACGATCATGGTTATCGGCCAGTATTTTGGTTTGCTCGCGCTGCCTCACGATTCAACCTTGCCGGCGGGGCTTTTTTTTAACAGCGAATTGCTCGGCGAATTCGCTGCACTGGTATTTGTTTGGGGCGCGCTCAAGCACAATTGGCTGGTGGCAATCAGCGCTGGCTTGCCGGTTTTTCTGACACAAAGCCGTGTTGGTGCGATCGCCATTATCATCGGCCTGTTTTATGCCCGGCGCCCACGCTCGATCTGGCTCAATCTGGCGATCATCATGGGCGTAATACTAATCGCCGGCGCCATGCTGGCCGGTTTTGGTTTCGACGTCAGTAAAATGCAAAGTGCGATGCACCGCATTACTTTATGGGGCGCCGCCATTCTGGCATGGACGCCGTTCGGCAACGGTCTAGGCTGGGGCACCGCGGCGTTCCCTTATGAGCAATTCGTCCATAGTGACGCCATCCAGGCGGCGACAGAACTAGGTATCGGCGCGATCGTTGCACTGGCGATTCCTTTTGTGGCATTTAGAAACAACCGAGGCAGCCATGCCGAACGTGCATTATTTGTCGCCTGTTGCGTCGAAATCGCAATCTCCTTTCCGCTCCATTTTCCCGCAACCGGCTTTGTGGCGGCGGTTGTGGCGGGTTATCTGGTTAGCGCTCGGCCTGTGGTTTGGCTGGGCCGCGATGTCAGCGGAATTGAAAATGGGTTTCGTTACCAACGGTGGAATGCAGCCAGTGCCGAAATTACTGGCGGCAGCGGACGCCGCCGTGGCGCGCTATCCGTTCGACCCGTACCTACGCTCGTGGCGCCGTTACACCCACGAGCAATTGGCGCGTATTCCAAAACGACCGGAACCTAGCGATGCCGTGGGGAGCAAAGGACTTCGCGAGCAAGCACAATAAAAAACTGCATGGACAAGCGGCCAGCAAAGCAGCCGCACAGGCAACCGCCATGGTAAAATCCGGTGTACCAGAAGGAATTGCCATTGCGACGGCAAATAAAACTGGCGATAAAATACAGCGTAAGAAAAGCCGAATGTACGATCACCCAAGTTCTAACCGCTAATGGCTTCACCCAATCTCGCCGACGTCGCAAGCAGGACTAGACCGATGGCCGAAGGTAAGAAGAAAAATTGGGTCAAGAAAGCGGTGCCTGAATCACGCAAGGGCGTATTCAAGGCCAAGGCGGAAGCGGCTGACATGTCCACCAAGGCTTATGCCGCCAAAGAGAAAGACGCGCCCGGTGCGTTGGGCAAAGAGGCTCGCTTGGCCACCACGTTAATGGGCATGGGCCATAAGGCCAAGAAATCTCGCATGTACGATCACCCTTCCAGCAACAAGGACTAGCGCCATGGCTGACAAAGAACCGAAGAAAGAAAAGCGCGAATCCCGCATGTACGACCATGCTTCATCCAAAAAAGCCATGGGCGGCGAAAAGAAATCCGAGGCACCCAAAAAAGAAGAAAAAAAGGAAGCCCCTAAAAAGGAATCCGCCAAATCCGAATCCAAGGCCGAGGAACCCAAAGCCGAAGCCAAGCCGATGCACGAGAAGCACCACGAAGAACGCGAGGCCATGCGCAAGTCGCACGAAACCGAGCGGCGCGATCTGCACGGCAATCACCGCGAGGAACATCGCAAGATGTCATCGCGGCATGAAAGCGCCATGAAGGAAATGGCGGCGCGTCAGGAACAGGAAATGATGGCCAGCGGGGGCGCAGGTGGCGAGCCGTCCGGTGCCGAAGCGGGCGCGGTGCCTGGTGGAGCGCCGGGCGGTGCCGCGCCGGCGCCGGTCGCCGCGGCGGCAGGTGCCGCGCAGCCGGGAGCCTAACGCCATGCGCGTGATGAAAAGCATGGAGCTAGATGACGAGGACAAGCTTGACACGGCTATGCCGATCGCCATGCCCAGCAAGCCGGATTACCCTTATGGCTTGCGCATTACCTTGACCGACAAGGAATTGGCCAAGCTCGATCTTGACCACAAGGACGCCGAAGTAGGTGGGACCATTCACGGATTTTTCATGGCGCGAATCACTTCCGTTAGTGAAAATGACACGGGCGACGGCGACAAATGCTGCCGCATCGAATTGCAGATCGAGGACCTTGGTATCGAATCCGAGGACGCCGAAAATATGGAGTCCGAGCGTGGCAAATAGCCCGGTGCCCACCACCCTGTCCGGCACGCACGGCGTCGAGCCGGGTGACAACCGCACCAGTGTCGAAATCCGCCACGCGCCGCTGCCCGCAGCCGCACAAGAAGAAGTCCCCGATGCCAAGCAAGACGAGGACGAAACTGAAAATGAATCCGCTCCCGAAACTCAGCCAGCCTCGCAATCGGGCGAATAGACTTCGCGCAGCGCTTCTAGCGATTATCGGCCTATCAACGCCGACGCTTGTCTATGGCCAATCGGCCATTCTGCAAGGCGGAACGTGGACGTCTGGCCACGCGCCAATGTATGTCGGGCAAGGCTCAAGCCAGCCGATCGTGCAGGATTCGGGCGCTGCCTCTGGTGGTCCTGTCGGTATGGGCCTATCCGAACTCGACATGATTGCCCGCGGCACCGGCACCGCGCCCTATGCCGCGCAAGGCACCGGGCCCTACGGCACGATCGATTGCAAATATGACGGGCCAACGACCGGGCCCTACCATTATCTGTGTCTGTCGCCAAACGCCCAAGGCGGCGCGCTCATTGCCATTGGCAATGGCGGCGGCGCGACAACCCAAGGATTTAACCTTATCCTCAATGGTGCAACCTACGCCTTCCCGTTTGTCGTCGGCGGTATCGTCGGGCCATCTACCAGCGTCGTCAACGACGCGGCGTGCTGGAATAATACCACGGGTACGCTGTTGAAAGATTGCGGCGCCTTCGTCACGGTCGGCGGCAACAACACATGGACCGGAACCAATAACTACACGGGGCCGTTCCAAGTCAACAGCGTGGCGCAGACGTTCCCGGCCAGCGGCAATATCGTCGGCACGTCGGATACGCAAACGCTGACCAACAAGAGCATCAATGCCGCGCAGATCAATAGCGGCACTCTGCCGGCGGTGGCTTTCCCCGCGCTCACGGGCGACGTCACCAATTCGGCTGGCACACTCGCGACGACAATTTCGGCCGGCGCCGTTACCAATTCAAAACTAGCCGTCGCCGGATCGGCCAATACCATCAAAGGCGCAGCCACCTCGACCGCGATTGCCGATCTGGCCGTGCCGTCGTGTTCGGGCGCGACCAATGCGCTGCAATGGGTGACGTCAACCGGATTCCAGTGCGGCACATTGGGCGCCACCAGCGCCGGGTGGGGACTTTCCCTGTCGGCGGGCGTGTTTTCGGTTTCAACGACGCAGCCGCCTTATGGTTACGACGTGCCGGTTAATCTTGGGTTGACAGCGAGCGCCGGCGCCAGCGCGCTCACAATTAACGTCGTCGGTGCCAATGGCTCTACGCCAAGCGCGACCAATCCTGTTTCCGTGCCGTTCCGCTCGACGACACTCACAACCGGAACCCCCGTATGGACGGCGATCACCGGCGCGCTGTCGCTTGTTATACCATCTGGCGCCACGCTCGGCACGTCATCAAGCAACGTGCCGTTCCGACTTTGGATATTCCTGACTTATAATTCAGGAACGCCAGAACTAGGCGCGGCGCTGTGCAGTATATCGACGCAGATTTATCCGTGCGTATCGTGGGAAACCAATCGCGTCACCACAACAACCATCAGCGGCTTGGCGACTTCCGCAGGAACGCTCTACGCCACCAGCGGGGTATCCAATGATTCGGTTCGCATCATCGGCTATTGCGAGTATTCTGCCGGTTTGGCGACAGCCGGCTCATGGGCGAGCGCATGTACGACGCTGCAACTTTTAGGCCCCGGTGTGAAAAAGCCAGGCGACGTTATCCAGACCGCGTATAATTCAACGGTGGCCAGCGTGACCACAAGCAACACCTATACCGACAGCGCGACGATCCCGACCATCGGTGGTGCTGCCGCTGCTATCAGCCAAGCCATCACGCCAACCAGCGCCATCAACCATATTACTATCGACGCGCGCACGAATATCCAATCGGCTTCCGCTGGTAATCACACATGCTTCCTCTACAACGGCAGCGCCGTGTTTTTAACAACGACCGGCGCTGGCGCCAACGCCACTAACTTGGGGGGGCCTTGCATTCTGCAATACGAGACGTTCAACGTCAGTTCGGCGACGACCTATTCACTGTATTTTACCGGCACGGTCGCGTCGGGCATCAATGGCTCCAGCGCCGGCACGCAATGGTGGGGTGGGACGGGTGCGACCAACATCCGCATCCAAGAAATCATGGGCGCGCTTGAACCGTCCAACGATAACAATCTGCCGCGCTCGATGGTGGGATAAAATGCCATGGCAGATTCGTCAAATGCGGTCGCCAACAGCGCAATTCAGCTTATTGGCGATAACCAGCCCGCCGTGGCCGGCAATGCGCCGAATTTTGACAATTCGCCCGCAGGCGTAGCCCTTCAAAAACTCTATGCGCCTGCCGTCGCGACCGTCGCGCGGCAATGGGCATGGGATTTAGCGCGCAGTACGGTTTTATTGACGCTGACCGGCAATCCAGGCCAGGGCGGCTTTGCTTACGAGTACGCCTACCCGCCCAATGGAATTGAAGTTTGGCAAATCGCGCCGCTATTGTCGTCGGTCGATTCTAACAATCCATTGCCGCAAAATTGGAGCGTGGGAAACAGCGTCGTGAGCGGCGCACAGATTAAAGTTATTTGGTCGAATCTCGCTTCCGCCTATGCCACCTATAACAACAACCCGAGCGAAGCCACTTGGGATCCATTATTCCGCGAAGCGGTGGTGCGTTTGTTGGCATCCGAATTGGCGATGGCGATCGCAGGACGCCCCGACACGGAGGCGGCTATGCTGCAAAGTGGCGCAGCGTTTGAATCTCTTGGTGAAGGACGGTCCGACTAATGCCAAGCACCGCAGCGATTCAGTCGCCCGCAGACCTAGCAAATAACGCATTGGCCCGCATGGGCTACAAATTGCGCATTGCATCGCTCTATGACGGCTCGGCGGCGGCCAAGAAATTCCTCGACACCTACAGCCAAACCCGCGACGAATTGCTGGAAACCTACGACTATGATTTTAGCGAGCGCACTATTGTTCTGACGTTGCTCAAATCGGCGCCCGTCGGCGGTTACTTTCCGCCGACGCAATGGAATCCGGCGACCAATCCGCCGTTCGGATTTAACTTTGAATATGCCTTCCCGGCCGACGCCATCAAAATCCGCATCGTCAAGCCGCAGGCTTATTTCACGCCGAACGCGGACCCGCAGCCGCATTCGTTTCAATTAGCCAATGACAATAATTACACCCCAGGCCAGCGCGTCATTGTCTGCAATGTGGCCAATGCCGTGGCGACTTATACCGCGCAAGTGACGGATCCAACAACGTGGAACGTGTCATTTTGCGAATTATTGAGCGCGGCTTTGTCGCGGCGGCTCGGAACCGTGTTGGTCGGCGGCGAAGCGGCCAAAATGGGTGCCGCCGACGAACAGGCATCTAGCGCAATGGCACAGATGGACGGACGCTAATGGCCAATACCGTCACCGATGTTGCCAATCAGGTTTTGGATTGCATCGCACTTAATACCGAATTGGGCGACATCGAGCAGGGCGGTCGCGTCGGCAATGTAATGTTGCGATCCTATGCACAATGCCGCGAGCAATTATTGCGCGCGGCACCTTGGACCTTCGCCCGCAAACAGGAACCGTTACTTTTATTGGCTGACGCAACCGGACAGACGCCCAGCGTGGGCAGCAAAGTGCCGGGCACGCAATTCTGTTACGAATATGGTTATCCCGTGGACTGTTCGCGTATTCGCTATATTCCATGGAATCCGTTTTTGAATCCAGGTGCGCCATCGACCAATATCGTGCCGGTCAATTCAAGCGCGCCGACAATGCCTGGATTGGCACAACAACCAGGTCTAGGAACCCGCATCGTGCCGTCGCGGTTTCTGGTGACCAATGATCCCAATTATGCCTCGCAGCCGGGCTCAAGCGCCGGTCAAGTCCAAGGCCAAAGCCCGCAAGGCAACACGGTCATCCTATCGAATGTGCCGCAGGCCAGTTGCGTCTACACCTTCAACGCATTGTACCCGACGATATGGGATCATTTGTTTCGGGCCGCCTTGGTCGCTTATTGGGCCAGCGAAGTGGCGTTACCGTTGTGGGTCGAAAAAGACAAAAAATTTGGCATGGAAATTCGCAATCAGCAAATCCAGATCGCCAAACAAAAAATCAATGAAGCCCGCGTTGCCGACGGCAACGAAATGACCGCCTCAAGCGATATTAGAGTCGACTGGATCGGCGCCCGCAATACCGGCGGCTCGGGCGCATTCAGTTGGGGCATCGGCAACATCGCCGGCAATGACGGCGGCGGCTACGGTTATTGGGGCGCTGGCTGGGCCGGCTCGTGCGGATTCTCTGACGGCTCGGCGTATTAGCCCATGTCCGTCGCCCTCTTAGAATCCGCCTTTGTTGCCGGCGAATTAAGCGCATCGGTTGCCGGGCGGTTTGACGTTGCGCGCATCCATGTCGGTGCGTTCACGATGCGGAATTTTTACGTATCGTACAAAGGCGGTGCCTATTCACGCGCTGGCACGGCCTTCGTCGGTTTTTCAAGACAGACCGGGCGCAGCTATCCGCCGCGCATGATTCCATTCCAAGACTCGATCAATCAAGGCTTGGCTTTGGAATTCGGCAATTATTATATGAGAGTGGTTTTTAACGGCGCGTTTGTCACCGAAAGCCCGTTTGAAATCACCGGCATTACGAATGCCAATCCAGCCGTCGTTAGTTATGCGTTGCTCAGTACCGCAACATCGGCGGTCGCCATTAACTCGGGCGTGACATCCTCTTATGTGCGCGGTGATACCGTCACGC